ATGGCGACAATGACATTCAAGACCGTCCCGCTCACAGGAACAAACGATTCAAGTACTTCGCTTCCTACAATGAAGCCTCCTATTACCATTGCGCCGACGGTACTTTGTTGCAATACGAATTTGACTTTGAGATCGATGTTGAATTGTTTCCTTGCGAACCAATCCCAGAAGAACTCTGAATCAAAGATTGACTTTGATTCTTATCCTCGAGGGCCTATTTACGGCCGGCGCAATAGGGCTACTCTTCTTCTTTGACAATCCAACCACGGTCACAGCATTGGCCACGGTCGGAACGGCCGCACTGGTAGCTCTTCCATTCCAATACCTTTCCTTACTGGCTGTTGCACTGGATACACCGCTCGTTGCGCCATTTCGCTCCCGAGCTGCAACGGTGTTATTGGGCCTCGCAAGTGCTGTGGCCGCGATATTCGTTTTCGCGAATCCCCACATGTTTATCTCGGAACTTTATAGACCCGGTTGGGCTCCCTGGAATTATCAGTCTACAGAATTAGGTCAGCGGTGGGTGCAATTGATAGGCATAGTGTATCTATTCGGCCTGATCGCCGCGGTTACTACATATTTCAAGACTCGAAAGGACTCCATCGCACGTAATAGAGCCAAGTGGTTTGCAATCGCCTTCGGATTTCGTGACGTTTTCGCAGGAATCGGAGCAATACTGTTTGCGATTCTCCGGCCTGTCCCCTTCTGGGGTGATTTCGTCTACAACCCCGGCATTGCGATGGTGTACTGCGCGTATTTTCTTCTACTGGCCTACGCGGTTTTGCGGTTTCAACTATTCAACATCGATCTCAAAGTCAAATTCGTATTGCAACAAAGTACCGTCGGCGCAATGGTAATAGGAGGCTTCATTGTAGGAAGCGAAGTACTTGAATCGTTTGTTCCTGTGAGCGGGACGGTCTTGAATGTCATTGTCGCCATTTAATTGTGCTGAGACCAATGCAACGGTTGGCGCTGAGTATAACTGACGGCCTTATGCGCAACGTTCAGAATACTCCTGAATACCTGGAGGTGCGAAGGCTCGAGGTCTACCGTGCGGCTTTAGAGGGGGCTTTCGAGGACGGACTCATAACGGACAAGGAAAGGAGTATTCTGGATCGCTTACGCGACAGTCTTGGGATTTCTCAAGTAGAAGCAGTCTCTTTGGAAAACGAACTCAGCCAGTGATTGTACGTGATTAACTGTTGTTAACCGACTGACAGTGTTCGTCAGATCAAATACCAACTATCACACGTTAATCATCTATACAATTCCCATCTCTTTTGCTGACGGGTAGTTGATTGGTTTCTTGAACCAATTGTTATCAATGCTATGACTCTTGAGTGCGCTCCCAAATACCATTGTGGCGACGTACTGAAGCGCATCATGGGGATGTGAATAATCGTTCTTATCAGGCTTCTCCTGGTATCGCTCCGCAGCGCCACTGATCTTCAATTTCTTGTATTGATAACGATCCTGAAATCCCTTTCGTAAGGTCTTGCAGCGCGGGTGTAATAGTAATTGGGGTTTGCCCTCTATCAATGTATTCAGTGGCTTTCTAACGCTTTCAATTCTGAGAGTCGGTGATTGCTTTCCAGACTGGATGTAGATGCCTTTGCCATGCAAAATATCAAAGCAGGTCCTTTCATCGGTCTCCGATCTACTCTGTCCTGCGGGATCGCCGTAGTCCGTGAACTGGGCGTTTGGATACTTCTCGGCACAATGTTCCAAAACCACATCTGAAAACCTGTCAATCGCTATGTCCTCAGAAACCAGCTCATCCAGGATCAGGAATCGTCCATTAGCACTAAGCTGCGTAAAAACACAGGCTGGTGTTAATCCAAAATCCCACCCCCTCTTTATGATTCCTTTCGGATCAATATCGAACTCCTTGCAATGCATTGAGTCGCTGTACTCCGGGTAGATAGGCTTGCCATCGCGAATGAAACCATAATCACCATGAACATGGACCCTAACGAACATTTCGTCTGCCCCTTCACAAATATTGGCGTAATAGCTGGGTAACAGATGCGGAAGGTTTTCAGCCTTAGGGCTCAATGCAGAAGGCTGTTTGAAGAGTTCCACGTTATCTGCGGGGGTTTCCTCGAACATTTTATAGAACCAGGACTCATCGTCTGGAGGGTTCGTATCCATAATGATGCCAGGATCTATACAACCACCATCTTTGATAGCCGGGAAACGCCCAACACGGCCTTTGAGGGTATTGATTACGCCCAGCGGGACTTCTCTCGCTTCGTTTATCCAAGCCCCCGTCAGTTCAAGGGACAGCAGGTTAGCCGCTTGCTCCGGTCTATCCAAGGCTCTGAACAATAGCTCCATTTCAAGTTGATACTCCAGCCCCTCGTCATCCGTGAGAATCATATTAACTACATACGTATTAGCGGTCTTTTTGTAATCACCAAAGTGATGTGGCAGCCACTCACGAACGGTCCTAATCGTCGTGTCCTCCAATTGGCGGTAAGTATTCCGAATAATTACAAATCTGGAACGTCTCTTGCCGTCAATTAATGGCTGCTTTTTAGCCATCCTGACCAGTTCCATAACGCAACCTGAAGACTTCCCCGAGCCATAAGGACCCATCAATCCTCTTATGAACTTGTTGCTTTGGGAAAACGCCTTAATGGTTGGAACATGGTCGTATCCATAGACAATGTTGTTGTAGACGATGTCATTCATTAATGATTAGTCTTGCCCTGGTTTCAACCGACCCGCTGATCTCTGTCCTCGCTAACTTCGGAATGTGATATTCGATTGTCCGTAGAAAAATATCTGCGGCCTTTGCGGGGTCCTTTTGGGCCACTTGAGCAATCCACTCTTCAAGTTTATGCACGTTGTTCTCGGCTAGTAGAGTAATAGCCTCCCTTACGTCTTTTGTTGCCTTATTAGGGCTGCCTTTTGGTCTGCCTGCCCCTTTTCTTTTTCCACCCGTCATTTGATATTCCTTGATTGTTTATTTGGTGAACGTCTTCTGCACGCCATTCTTATTCATTGATTTCATTGCAACATATCCCTGTAATAATCCGCCAATAGGCTGAAAGGTTATTCTTGCGCAGGTCTTCGATTGCTTCTGTTCCGCGCTTCTCAAAGTCCTCGACAAATGCATCAATGAGTTCTTGTGCCTCAATTTGTTCTTGATCCATCAGTGAGTGTCCGTGTCCGCTAGTGCTTGAGGGGTTCGTCAGGTATAGCTCCCGTTGTAAGCATTGTATGAATTGCCTCTACACGCTCATTGATATTGATATTGTGGTGCTCCAGTTGCTCCATTTGATGAAATGCCTCGCCGACTGCCGCACCTAGGGAAGGTCTGATTAATTCGTATTTTCAAATATATTGATGTGATTTTCTAATTGCGCGTTTAAATGTTCGGAAAATGCTTGGCGGTCGAGTCAATTTGTTCGTTTGTTTTACCGTTAATCCCTGTTTTCGGAGTTAACGGCAAATTGCAGACGCACCTATCCTATGTGGGTCGCAATAATTGTCTGCGCGCCATGTATAAATTCACCAATCCGCAAGCAACGAAAAGTCGGTTGGCGTTCTTGTCCAGGCCCCGATAGCGAACCTTATTGAAACCAAAGATTCGCTTCAGAACCAGGAAAGGATGTTCGCCTTTCGCCCTGACTTTCGACTTGGTTCGATTCTTTGACCTGTCCTCGGCGCTCAACGGCCGATTGCGAGCTCCTTTCTTGTGGGTAAAGTCTTTGGCACGCGGCGCGTGTTCTGCAATGACATCGCGCTGGCCCGAGTAGGCCGAGTCTCCCCATACCCGGGTTTCATCGCCGTGTAACAGATCCCCCAGTAACTGGCTGTCGTGTACGTTCGCCGCTGTGGCCGCCACCGAATGGATCAGCTTGGTCTGACTATCGACACCAATATGACCCTTCATTCCAAAGTACCATTCGTTGCCTTTCTTGGTCTGGTGCATCTCCGGGTCGCGCTTTCCTTCTTTGTTCTTGGTCGAGGTGGGTGCATCAATGATGGTGGCATCCACAATCGTGCCGGTACTGACCTTGAGACCGTTCTCCTCAAGATATTCGTTGATCAACGTAAATAGCTGACCGCCCAAGTTGTGTGCCTCCAGCAAATGGCGAAACTTGCACACCGTCGTTTCATCCGGTGCCGGCTCACGACCCAGATCGATGCCAACAAAGCTGCGCATGGCACGCGAATCGTACAATGCCTCTTCGACTGCCGGATCGGAAAGGTTGAACCAGTGTTGCAGGAAATGTATGCGCAGCATCCGTTCCACACCAACCGGCGGGCGGCCTGCGCCTTTTTGCTTCGGATAGAACGGCTTGATCACTTTGCACAGATCGCGCCACGGAATGATCTGATCCATCTCCAGCAAAAACGTTTCCCGACGCGTTCGCTTGCGAAAACGTTCGAAACCATTATCGGCGAGCGTTTGTTGACGCATTACGAAGGTCTCCGTGCAGCTTCAAATGATGATCTGTATTATAACCGTTCATTGAATAAATCAGAGTTTCCCTAGATTGCGTTTCGCCATTTCTACGCTCCTCTGATTTACCTATCGCGATCTTAAAACAGAGTTGGCGTGGCAGGAATAGAAAGT